TGCTTCGCATTAAAAATTCTAAATTTATCAGAGATAATAGCAGCCATTTGTTTCTCGTTCCGACGTAATTTGTGCCTGAGTTATTTATATTTATGCAGTTATTTAGTTGATTGAGTATGGAATGATTTCATCACCGACGTTAATCGAATCTGACCCTCTGTAGAGAGTACATCCTGTAAAGGAAGTTGATGTTTTTCCTGTGTATTGAATTACAGTTCCGCCAGAAGTAAATAAGTATCCAGAACTTGGGAAATATGTGGTGTTTTGAACACTAATAGTAGAACTAATATTACCAGAAGAAGAACTAATTGCTACTGGATCTTGAATGGAACAATTTGCAAGATTAAAATAATCACCAGAAAGAGTATAACTAGATTTTCCTCTTTCTTCAAGATCTCTGAATGTAAAGGAAGGATAGTAGAATGAGAAATCTTGCAGAGAAAGACCAGAAACATTTGCCGATCCATCATCGTTTGGTAGGAACTTAAAGTTTTCTATCGTTGGACCAACACTAGTTCTTTCATACGTTCCAACATATTCAATATCATTTCCAAATACTCTGTTGGAAACGTAAATAACAGATAAGTTTCTCTTAACAACTCCATAATCATTATTCAAATCTACTTGACCATTTAATCTTGTAGTTACAGGGTCTGTAATATAGACGCTTTCTTGATATCCATCAACAGCACCAGATCCAGGTGGAATTAATAACAATTCTAGTGATTCTTTTCTGATTGTAATATCAGATTCTATTATTTGTATCTGAGATAATACTTCAGAAATAGAAGTAGTTAAAGTTACAGATGGTGTGATATCAAATGGAACTTCTATCTTATGGTTAATTTTAGTATTAACATTAGATATAGAATCTATATTTAATAAATTCTGAACAACTGATACAATATCTTTGGAAACCGTTGTTATAGAAGCATTTGTTAGGATTTGTATTTTCTTTTGCTTTTCAGAAACTACAGTATCCGCTGCTCCAACAGTCATAGAAACAGTTTGACTTTCAGATTCGATGATGCTGACACCACCAAATACGGATGATATTGGATCTGGAAGTTGACGTAAGAACGTTCCTGCTGGCCAGAATTGGGCAGTTGTATTATTTTGTCCTCTCTGAACGTTCAAGAAACGATCAGAAAGCTTTCTGTAATATCTTACAACTTCGTTTCCAATCAGTAAATAACCATTTGTTTTGAACTTGCTGGTGTCTGGAATGTATACGATATTGTCAAGAATATCCAGATTGACATCAAGATATGCACCAATACCATAGTAATTAATATTACTTAATGCGGTATTATCAATTTCATGACTTATAGTTGTAGTAATTTGTCTTCCAGTTGTTACAATAGAATTAGAAATTACATCTTCAACTCTTCCAGAAATAATACTTAGATATTCTGATGTTTGTGGGAAAACATCGAGTACTTGTATCTCATCTAACTCTGGTCTTGTCGTTCCGATAAATTCTCTTTCGACTAGTTCAAGATTATTATTTTCACGAACTAGTTGAACTATGGATGTAATTACTCTATCAGAATCAACAGGACTATCAAATATAATTGATGTAAATGTATTAATTTGCGGAACTTGACTTCCTAAAACAGAAATAGTTGAACTGGAAACCATACTAAATTGATTGATTTCCAAGTTCAATCCAGCATTAATAACAGAAACACCAATATCTCTGTCATCAATTACATCGTATCTTCTGGCAACAATAACTTGAGGCGCTTCTGTATATCCAGATCCACCATCTAAAAGATCGACACTAATAACTTGTCCTTTACTTACAAGAACATTTGCTCTGGCTCCACCACCATTACCATCTTTTGGTATGAAGTGTAGTACTGGTGGCGTGAAATATTGATATGCAGTTGGTTGTGTAATTGGATTATAATTACGCTGATTCCACTCCAATCCAACAACAACACCATTTTCAATAATAGCTACGACGCTGAGACCTTCTCCTCTACTGATTCCATTATATCTTTCAATTTCTACTGTTGAATAGAAACTATTCGATACTTGATGCTGTGGTCTTTCTTCTTTGGTAGTTGCCTTTCTTGATATTTCTTTAATTCTTCTGAATTTATCTTGACCTTCTACTTTAATCAGATCTCCATTCGAAATATTCACAAATGGATTTTTATACCACCACTTGAAGAAAGTTCCTTTCCAAGAATTATTATCTTCTAGGATTGTTCTATCATCTTCATCTTTTTCATATTCAATAAATCCATCGGTAATAGAAATAGAAGTATTAATAGTTGTATACTTTCCAGATAGAGCAAAATGCATATCTACTCCAGGTAGTATTTCACTCTTATTACCTACACAATTAAATGTCAATATGTTTTCATCGGTTTCAAACCCAGTGGCATTACCAATCATATTAAATGTTCCATCTGGATTAAATTGGAATGCTTGAATTGCTCCTCGGAAGTCTCCTCCAGTCCAATTAAATCTCATTAAATCTTCTAAACCAGAAGTTACTTCAACAGTAACTTTAGATTTTGCATAGAAACCATCAACATCGAAATCATAGATTCTTAATATCTGACCGATATCTCTTCCATAGAGATATCTAATATCCACTTTATTCTGTTCTACTAATGGAACTGTAAAGTAAATGTTTGGACCAGAAACAGTATAAGAATAATTTTCTCTCTGCAGAACACCGTCTACAAACACAAACATATAGTCTGGTTCTTCGATGTTTTCTACTGTCAAATCTTCTAGATCAAGAATTAAGAATGGACCACTTCTTATTCCATCAACTAAGTCGTAATCAATAGTCAAACGCTTATAATTACCGATTCCAACACCAACAACTTTTTCTACTGCAGTTGGTTCTCCAATATTTTTTGCTCCAAAATCTTGATCCCATATTGGAGCTACATCAAACACAATTTGGTTAGGAATAACAGTTCTATCGATATAGTATGCATCTGGACCTGGATAGAATTCATTATATTTTGGTTTCTGTAATACGGCATTAATTGTTAAGAATAGATCTTCATCTTCTTCCGTAATAGCGGGGTCTCCATTCTCCCAGTATAGATCAAATACCTTAGTCTGTCCATCAATATAATCTGGTGTAGTTCTAGTTACTGGAGAAGAATTGATTACATTCTGTAAGTTTTGATATAGGTAGTTTACAGATGATACAACATCATCACATTCCTGATCTGGCAGTAGAGGATCATCAATTAAGTTGTAATTTGAATAGCTTAGGGTATTTGTCCAGAAACCTGCTTTGTTTTCATTTACTTCTGTTATCTCTACAATACCAGTACCGTTAGAAATTATTTCTTCTACGGTAGATATCATTTCGGAAATAGCAGATCCAACCTCAGCACAATATGGCGATTGAGTATCTACAGATACTGTATTATCCACAAATGGAACAATCGATGTATAGGTTCCTGCTCCAAGTTGATTTCTCATCGCCAAAACCATTTTCTCTTCTAGTTTTGACCATGCATCTAAAGCAGCATCAGTTTCTTCCTGAGTTCTATTGATATATGTTAACTCTTCTCCGTAAGGATATCCAGCATTAGTGTAGTAAAGCTGAGCAAATTCGACAACTTTTCTATTGCCACCAAATCTTAAATGGTAAGCAACGGCATCAATTAGATATCCCAGATCTCTTGCACACTTTGCCTTATCCCCAGATGGTAAGTTATAATTGTCATAAATGTACTCACTAATCTCTTCTTGTAAATATTCTTTATTGTTAATAATGAGATTAGAAGCATCGTAAAATGTTCCACTATTAATTCCACTCATGTAAAAAGTGGCAACATTATATACAGAATCTTCTAGGGCATCATTAGAAACCATAACTTCTGTGTCACTTTCTATAGATACAATTTTTGTATCCGAAGAGAAAGCACGTCCAGAACTTACATACATTCCAATTGCTAACCTATCGGTATCTTCGACAGTTATAATATTTGAACCTTGAGTATATGAAACATTACTCTCAATAATATCCCAATTTCTAATAGAAAGCGAAGATAGCTTAGTTGCATATTTGATAATGTCTAAAGTTTCTGATTTTGTTTTTATTGCAAATTTATATTTTTTGCTATTTTTGAAACTATTTGCATAATCTACAGTCTTAGAGTTTCCTCCAAATCTTATATCATGGTTGTAAGCATCGATAAAATATCCAACTGCTTCTTTGTAACCTTCCAGTCTGGTATTCCATGGGAGATCTGGATAAGTGTCTCTTCCATAACCAATAGATTCTTCTACAATAAATTGCTTATTTCTTTCTATTTGATTAGATGCATCCAACCATCTTCCATTTCTTTGGAAGATATTTCGTATCTTTCTTAGATATCTATTGTTATATTCGCTTTCTCTAAAGTAGAAACACTTACCGTAGAAAGTAACACCATTATATGTGGTAACATCACTAGAAGTATTTCCTGTCAGTTCTCCTCCAGGACCCAAAGGTGGTTGAGAGAAAATAATTTTATCATCTTCTACCGTATATGCAACTCTTGGTTCCTGTAAAATTCCATCTAAAGTTACTACAAGACTTTCTTCGCTGATAGGAGTAAATGGAATTCCTTTGTCATTTAATACTTGGAATACTGTAGTTCCCTGTAGTCTTCCGTCGTTATCATAATAACCATCAAATGGTGCTGCCAAAGTGAAAGTAAATGCACGGGTTTCATTAAAATTAAATTCTGACGTAGCAGCAGATCCAACACCCTTTCTTATTCTGGTATTTTCAACTTTTTGAATTGTTTGAGTAACAGTTCTTCTTGTATTTTCTACAGTTATTTTATTGGTTTCTGGATCCCATAATTGAATTATAGAGAAAGTACTTGCAGCTTGATCTGGTCTTGCCTCTGGCATTTTGGTATCGCCAGAAGACTCAACATCAACTTGCCCGAATAATTTGAATCCAGCTGGATGAGTAGTTGATTTAATTAAGTCTCTCCATTCTTCGATGGAGGTTTTTGACTTAACGACATATGAATAATCTTGATAGAAGAAACTATCTGTTAATCTTTGATTTGATACACCAAGTCTTCCTTTGTCGGATGTGTAATATCCAAGATTATCATAAAAACTGGTAATATTAGCATTAAATTCTGTAGTGTAAATCGCCTTTACAATTCCTTCTGTTCTCGATACCTCACCTTTAAGTGTCACACCCTGGCGAATTGTTCCAATAATATCTTGAAGTTTAAGGAGGTTTGATCCGAATCTCCACTCAGAAACTTTTGCTCTTAAAACTTCAACTCCATCAATAGTCTGAGTTACAGTTTCGCCGCTCTGAAAATCTCCCGTAAAATTCTTTAGGGATACTGTGTAGTTTGTTGTATATTTTGGAGATACTGTCTTATCCAAGTGGAAAGATCCACCATTTCTAATAATCGATACACTTAGAGGAGAACCAATTGTATCACTTTCTGCATATGCTTCAACTTCACCTTCAATAATTTCAATTACGGGAGCATATGTATATCCCTTTCCAGGATTTTCGACCGTGATTGAAAAGAGTTTTCCTTCTCTTGCTACTACCTTAAATGCTGCATCAACCCCATCACCATCTACAATAACGATCTTTGGATTTACATAGTTTGATCCAAGTTCATTTATTTTTACTCCAGATATTTTATTGAGTTTTTCATCAAAGAGAACAGTAGCAGATGCTTTGAAAGATGCGTTTGGAGCACATCCAACAATAACTGGAACTTTTTTGTAATTTAATCCAGAATTTATAATGTCAACTGAGTTAATTTGTCCAACAGCAAACTGACCAGTAGTTGTGTATGTGATACTACCAGATCCATCCCACAGAGGAATTGAATCTAAAGAATAAACAAATCTTGTAGGAGTTACATATGTAACTGTCTTTACTCCTTGTAATGGATCCTGAATAATTCTAAAATATGCACCATCAGAATCAACTACTCCATTTCTATCAAAATAATAGAAATTAGAGAAGTCCGTACCCACTCTATTTTCATATGTATTAGTTGCGAGTCTAGCTCCAAAACCAAATTTAATGTCCGTATAAGAACCAGAATTTCCTGGTTGAATATCAGATTCTATTTTTTCTACAGTTTCAATATTATAGTTTCTGCTTGGACTTAAATCAAAATAAACACCTGTGAGAGATGAGTGAGATGTGTCAAAAACGTATCTATAGAACTCTTGAATATTAATATTTGGATTCGGAACAAAGTTAATATTGTCCTCAGAAAATTCAAATTTATATTCGAGATTTTCTATACTCTGAATTCTTACCTGTCTGATTGGTTGACTTACATCAAAGAATGTTGTGCTTAGTTCAATCTTTTCTGCAGTTAATTTTTGTATGGAATAATCATATACAATTACTGCATTCTGTGTTTCTGGGTCATATGATTGAACATACCCAGAACCATTATTTGTGGAAATTCTATAATTTGGTGTGAAATTATATCTTGCTTTGTATAGAGATACAGTTTGACCATCGTAGTGATCAACAATACTGCTATCTTCAATTCCTCTTAATACAGTAACTCTATTGCCGTCAATAGATGTAATCTCTACAATTTCATTTCCGATCTTCAGTAGATTGCCATCCGAAAGACCAACAGTTGTTTTTAGTGGAACTACGGATGATTCTAAAGATACACCAACATGGTCAACGTAAATTGTCAATCTGGAAGAACTTAATGAACCACCAGATCTAGCTAGATCTTGATCATCTACTGTTAGATAATCTGCTTTTCTATACTTAGATCCACCAGATTGAATGACAACAGATGAAACCACACCAGATGAAGATACCGTAATCGATGCTGTGGCACCAGTACCAGATCCACCAGTAAGAGGAACATTATTGTAAACGCCTGGAGTATAATCTGCGCCACCATTTAAAATTTGAAATCTTCCGACGCCAGTATAATCAATCGTAGTGGATACTTTTGGTGTTTTAAAAGTTACAGATTGATATAATCTCTTTCTTACATAATACTCTTTAGTTTTTGTAACATCATCTGGTGATATATTAATAGTTACCTTATCACCAATTCCCAATCCATGAGGAGAATCAGTTTCAATCAAAGCAACATTTTGATTGACATCGAATGGCTCTAGATTATCACTTAATGATGTAAGTGTAATGATCTTAGATCCAGCTGTATTAAACAAATTACTGGATTGTAAGAAATAATCATCATCAACGATCCAGGTTCCAGATAGAACTTTGATAGTAACAGTATTTTGCTTATCGGTGCTTTCTAGAACTTCGGCAGTAGCAATTGGTGGGTTTAATCCATCAGTAAGACTTAAAATTGCTCCCTGTGTATATGAACTGTCTTGATCGATCAGTAATATGAAAGTTTTAATATCTGCAGAAAATGTTCCTGTATTATTAAATGTTCCAACAACATTTCTTAAAACAATTTCGTTATCATTCTGAACTGTTCCAACAATTTGACCAGAGGCACCTGAAGCTGGTTGTCTTAGAATATCATCAGAAAACAAATATGCACTTTGGATAGTTGTTAATTTTACTACCTTATCTTCCTTGCTTTCTAAGTAATTTACATTCTTTCCTTTAACAGAAGAAACAATTGACTCTACATCAAATCCTTCCGTGCCTTTGTTGTCAAAATATACCTTCGAGTTGATGGAAAAATTATCCGAAGATCCATCAATTACGACACGATCTATAGTACCAGATCTAACATCAGATACCTTAGCAATCAATCCATCGCCGTTTCCAGGCATTCCAGGAATATAATATCTTCTGGCGCTTTTTGGAATATCATTTTGGTTGATATTAGAATTGTAATTACTATCTACTGGTAATGAATAAAAATTCTCTCCAATAAAATATGGGAAAACTGGATTTTGAGATGCATCGATCGTTAAGAAGTATGCATATACGCCATTTGGATAATCTGGTGTTACGCAGAATCTTCCATTATTTTTATCCAGAGATCCACTATTATGTCTGTAGATATAGTCATTAACAAAAGATCCAAGGGGATATTTTGAAGTAGATGGTCCCTTTGCTCTAGATCCATCTAAAGTATAACTAGAAGTCATTCTAGCTATTGATGATTGTGAGTCTAATGGATCTTCATAACCATATGGACCATAGATTGGATTGCCGTCATAGGCAAATCCAATAATAGGAGAGTGCTCTAAAACTTGCGATTCTACATAACTGGAAGATAAATTATCATTCAGAATAACTCTTAACTCTTTTGGATTACCCAAATGTGCGTATCCATAGTCCAGAAGATTGTTATAATTTTGGAAAAGATAACCATTTTGATCATCTAGTTTATTCTTATACTTTGTAAATCTGTTGAAGTTCCATTCTTTTAAAACTGGAAATGCTGTTGCATCTCTACCAACTGGTACAACATCGACGATAACATTTTCTTGTGTGTAAAAATTGCCACCAGAAACTTTGATGAAATCTACTATTCTTCCATCTGTATCAACAACTGAAGTATAATTTGCAAATCTTCCCTTGCCAGCATTATCTCTTATTTGAATTAATGGGGGAGATGAATAAAACTTGCCTGGATCTTCAATAATTAAGCTGGTTATTTCTCCACGAGTAACGACTGCTTCAATCTTTGCTCCATAACCAGATGTGACAACAATATCAGGTTCTCTGAGAAATACTTCAGATGTTTGAACTTCTATTCTATCAAGAACTTGACCAGACAAAAATGCTCTTGCTTTATTTGGTTTTCCATTAATTAAAACAAATGGAGGATTTACATATCCTCTACCGCGAGTATTAATCTTAATTTCTTCTAGAGTTCCATATCTAATGCTCTCGGAATCTCTAAATCCATAAATTGGAACACCATTTACAAGAATGCCAACATCTCTTTTTGGAGTTTGGTAAACTTCTGTAGTTCTGATTGATTCTTTTCTAACAATCTTAAGAAGTTTTTGATCTTGTACATCTTGCGATACTGTAGATCCATCCAAAATTTTATATGATGGATAGCTCGAACTAGCAATATAATAATACTGCTCATCCTCAAATATAGCAGAAACATCTGTTTTTACTTGATCTAATTGAGATTCTACGCCAACGTTTGTTGGAGCATAAACTGGGTCTCCTTGACTCAAAATCCAACGGAGATCGTTTGTTCCAGTCAGTACAATTTTTTGATTAGAAGTTTCAAATCCAGGATTAGAAATTTGTATTTTATCACCAGGAGATGAATACGGATTTAAAGTAGATGGAGTCAGGTTATATACAATACCAAATGTCAGTAGTTTAACTCCAGATCCTTCAATTTGAACTGGTCTGTAAACAGATGATCCTTGTGTATGATCTACTGAAATAGGTCCTCTATTTTTAATAATAAATTGAGTAGCATTTTTATCATCAAAACTGATGGTCTCTTCGCCAATTAAAATCTCACCAACATCTTCCCACCCAACTGTGGAGAAAACATTTACTCTGTCTCCAGTAGATGCAGACGAAGATAGATTACTTTCCAGTCTAGTTTTAGTAGAAATAGCAAATGTTCCATTTACAGTTTCTGGTGCCAAAACCAGATTCCAAATTCTTTCGTCATCCAGATTTCCATCTGGAAAAACATTATCGACGGTAGCAGAAGCATAATCGTACTCTTTGGTTGGAAGTTGAACGATTTTTGATCCAATAAGAGATCTTGGATCTCCAGATACAACTTTAACCTTTAGAGCATAGATATTAATCCAATCCGAATCGGATGATTTGTAAGTAAAATCTCTTGGTTTGTAGGTAGATGGTTTATTGTTTACATCTTTTGCAACAATTGTGTTGAAGATGAACTTAATTGAACTATCTGTTCCCTTTGTTTTGTAGAACTTTTGAATATTCTTGATTAAAGTTCTCTTGTCTACATCACCCTTTAGATACTTTTCTGGGAAAGATCCAAGATACTGAGTTTCGAAATTTCTTATAAAGGCATATAAGAAAAGATTACTGATGTTGAATACTTTGTGCCCAGCAACATGAGATGCTGCTGTAGTGCTTTGAAAATTTGATTCGGAATATAGATCACCTAGAGTTGTGTTTCCACTAACCCCCCTAGAACAATTTTGTAGAGTTGTGTTTGTTCTAGTAGCATAAAAAATAACTTCATCTTGAATCTTCACATATCCATTTTTTTCTGGAAATGAAGATGCATCATTCAATACAATTTCTGTATCAGTAGATGATATTCCAACAGCAAGTTGATCATACTGATTTAAGATATTTTTCTCGTAGTAATCAATATCTGCATACTTTTGGATATTGCTAATAATATCCAAAGGACCACCCTGAACTTCCTGAGCTTCATAGTACTTCTGTACAAACTTACTAAAAAGTTCATACTCAGTAGAAATAAACTCTGGGAGTTGTGACTCGATAAGAGTAGAAATTCTTTTGGTCTTAGCAGCCATTTAATTACTCTTTATATGCGATGAAACTTGAATTTGCTACGTCAACATCAAGATATACCTCTCGGAATGCCTTGATATCATTAGATAATGGTTTTACCCTAACTGATATGCGGTTATCGAAGAAACTTCCTTTAATGATTGTCAAATTGTACATCATTAACTCACCTTTTGCATAATTAATATCCCCAACTTCCCTGTCAAGGACAACTTTTTCGCCAGTTAAAGCATCTAGTCTATATAGGACAATTTTGCCATCCCTATCTTCAAGATATACGTCAAAATTAGGGTATTCGGTAACTCTAAAACCAGTTGACGAAAGAACTGGTTCATCGCAATCTGAGTCAAAAGAATTTTGGAAACAGATCTCATAATAGAAGGTTGAATTTAATTGTGGATAAAAATCCTTCCTCATCGTAACTGTGGTTAAGTTTGAAGAGATACTGCGGTCGGCGTCATCAATAACACCAACAATTTTGCTGTAGCGGAACTTCCCATTAAAACTTTCTATGTTGGAACTATCTAAGTAGTTCTGAACTGATCCAATAACTTTATCCTTTATTTGACTTGGAGTTTGATCCGTAACCAATCCATCGTAGAATATTTTGCTGCTAATCTCGACAAATAAAATTGATGGATCTATAATTACTGGTTCTACGGATGCAACAACATATTTCTTTACCTCATCGGTAATTTGCTTTTTAGTGAGGGATGTTAAGTATGATGCATCAGAAGGCTTCAATACGATGAATACTTTTCCATACTGTGGAGGGTCCTGATCTTCGCCTCCAAAGACGAGTATATCGCTAGTGGATGGATATACCCTACGAACGATTGCAGCGTAGTCCTGGGCGGTTACAGCGCGGTCCTGGGTGCCATATGCCTTAGGTGCGTTGTATCTAATCTTTTCGGTTGACTCTAACTCTTCTCCACCAGATGCCGCAACGGTGGAATTAATAGTTACATCAAAAGCAGTTGGTGATACACCATCTGAATTTTCCAGAACACCGCTAAAAACAAAAGTTCTTACGCCGTTTGATTCTGGTCCTGCGGTTCTAAGGTATGAAACTTCAACAGTTGCTCCATCTTCTAGTTTCTTACCTAAGACTCCATCACCGAATAGCAATTCATAACGACCATCTTCAATCTCTTCTACAAAGAAGATCTTAGAATTACCATCGATTCCAATAATGTTATTTGCTATCAGATATGGCTCGTTAAAGGATCCACCCGTTGGAAATACTCTAACTCTGATAGTATTTGTGTCAATATTTGTATTATCTAATACAAATCTTTGTGATTTTGAGGAAGCGTTTACGTTAAACGTGTTAATTATTTGATTTCCTTCTCTAACAGCAACATTTGTAAATATTGCTGTGTTATTTGATACTTGCGCCTTTACATCATCTAAAACAACATATTGGTAGATGGTATTATCAAAAGACGCAATAAAACCAGTTCCTTTCTTAAGAATGAGTTCTGTATCTGTAGTTGGGTTTGCGTATGTTACTGTAAACGAAACATAAGCAGTTGGCGAAGTAATTGATTTGGGTCTGTATCCTAATTGCTTCGCAATCGCCACCACGTTGTCCCTCAAGGTGGCAGAATCAATAAACAGTTCATTTACCACCATGTTGGTGTTAAACGCTGTGTAATAGGTGTTATACGCTAGGGTATCAAGAATAGTCGATAATACCGATCCATCAAAATCGTAATCAGTAAAATCAGACTGAGCCCTGAGGTATTCTCTCAGAGCAGTCTTGATGTCATTAAAATCTAGATTAGCAACCTGTATGTATGGCATTATCGAGTACGCTCTAAGAAGAATTCTACGCTTACTGGTACGTCGTCTCTGCCAACAATTCTATAGAACAGTTCAACTTCATAACCGTTATTCATCTCATCTGGTCTAACGATAATGTTTTCAATCAGAATTCTTGGTTCATATTTACTTAAAACTTCAGCAATCTCAGAGCGAACTAAACCAGCTGATGCATAATCAAGGGGTTCAAAGAGAACATTTTGTATTCCACAACCTAGTTGAGGTTGAAATGGTCTTTCACCTTTCCTAGTAAGAATCAAGGCAGTAATCGACTGTACGATAGCTGCCTTGTCCTTTACCGTGACTAAATCATCAGTAACTGGATGTTTCTTGAAAGTAACACTCAGATCTTTGAATGTCTGAAAGGTTGGCATTTAGACACAGCAATACGCTGGTATTATTTATTCACTCGTGCCAACGCTCTACAAAGTCATCAAACCCTCCAGCACCGCCACAGGGACGCTCGTAGCGGTCTTCTGGAAGGGGATATAACTCTTCCTTCTTTTTCATCTTGCTGTGTGCTTTAAGGTACTTCTCGCTGTCAGTCTCGGTGATCAGCGTCATACCTTCTTCAATAAAGTTTTTGCTTTTGTCTACGGGGTAAAGTCCCATAAAAAACCTCTCTAAAGAACTGTTTCCAGAACTTTTAGAGAGGTTGCTATCTCTATAATTATTTATCCTTTGCCTTGACCGCGATAACGCTTTTTGCGACCATTACGTGAACTTGCGCCAAGATGGGTATTTTGTGAACGTCCTTGACGTGTTTTCTTCGGAGAACCTTCGACGTAACCGCCGTTCTTGGACATGGGTGATTTTGCCATAGTGTTCAATCAATTGACAAAGATATTATAGCACATGCGTCAGAATTCGCCAAGAAACACATTTACACTTGATGAAACTATAATTGCACCCTCATTCGTAGCACTTCCAATAAATGCTATCGGTGATCCATTACACCATACTGTCGGATGTCCAGTCACTAATACATCAGAGTGTGGTGGTGGAGTTGGAATGATCGGAATGGTATGTGGAACAAATGTATTGCCAACATGATGTGCTGGGCGCCCGTTTACGATCACATTCGAAGATACTCCAGCAGGAGCTGGATTTGGAATCACAACAGGGTGAATATCATGATTGGTATAGACTCCTAATACTCCAATTGGTATTGCCATTATTCGGTCGTAAATACGTGATTTGGATTATCAATCTTGTTTATTCCTGCCTTATTTAGAAGGAACTCAATTCTCTTTGCTGGTATTCTACCATCATATCTTACAGGTAGATAGAAGTACCATATATTGTTCGTTAAGTTGCTTCCAAGCGTCTCTAAGGCGAGCTGACCGAGTTCTGCTACACTACCAGGCAAAGGGTCGGCGTCGGGGATTACAACGGTCACACAGGACGTTTTAATGGTGATTACCATCGTGTCCAAAGCACTCGTCTTCACCTCCATAAAGGAACCAATCTTTGGTGTACTTCCAGACGGCGCTATGATCTTACGCCACTCACTACTTCCATATTTCTCTGCATTATCTTTATCGTAAATCGCCCACTTCTTATAATCTGAGTCTAATATAATTCTCTGCATCCCTGTGGGATCTCCAGTAACCTGATCAATCGGATATTCTGGATAATTGCCATTCGTTATATTCGGATTTCTTGCAAGGAATGCATCACGCATTCTAACCTTCACAATCTCGGAGTAATCGTCGCGCTGCTGCTGAGGAGTGTCGGTGTTATAATAACTCTGTAAAAGGTATTTGGGTTCCCCATATTCCTTTTTATTGATAAAAGTAAATCCCTGATCATAAAAGGGCCATTCGGTGACCCTTCCTGTAACTTCAGAAATACCTACATATCCCGCTGCAAAAACGGGCGGTATAACATTCTGATTAATCTGAATGCCAGGATCGATGTTATCAAAGTCTCTTACATTTAATGCAATCAACTGCTCCTCATCAAACTCTGTAGGATCAAACTCTGGAAGATTATCTGATTCCAAACGAGGCCAAAAGTCAATCCTCTCTACGGTAGTTAGCGTAGAGACAATCCTCTCGTCCTCAAATACAGGAACCATCCAAATCTGAGTAGGTCTGATCTCCTCCCACGTCAACCAAGGCGGGGTTTCGGAGATTAAGCCTAGCTGCAACCCATCTAAAATTGCCTGGGAATCCTTTGGATAAAACCTCCCAGCATAAAATGGTATTCCATTCTTGGCGGTGAGTCTATTGAGTCTCTCTAAATCATTCAACTCAATCGGACCTATGCCCCCCATCGAGGGTGCTAGGAAGTTTATCCAAGGTACTGCCATCAGACTGCTCTTGCGACTATTAACAAATCTTTCTTAATTCCTTCTACATTATTATGAAGATAATCTAACGTGTCTGAGAGACTTTCGTAGTCCCTACCCGAGGGGCGGCGGTACATCAACGTGGGGCGCTCCAATTGCGATATCCGTTGGTCCAGGCTCTGCAATCTCTCGGACAGCGTTAGGAGTGCTTTCTCCAGACTCTGCTGCTGCTTTTGTAACTCTTCCATCATTTTGATCTCCTCTCAAGAATGCCTCTGCGGCGCGTGTCTCAAACTCGTCACAGAAGGCGTCAAAATTACTAAGAATATTATTAAAGTTTTCAAACGCGGGTTTTTCCATGATTTTTTTCTGGGCGAATTTTTTTATATTCGAGTTTTTCAGAAATATTTATCGGTCGTTGGGATACTTTTGTAGGTTAGGAAGGACCCAAACTTTTCGCTCGGCCCCGCCGCCATAACGATAACGTTATAAAATAACTGCCAGGGGGCGGGTGTGCCCCCACGGTCTGCCGCCTACGCGGTCGCTGCCTCTAGGCGCTTAGCGAGCAATCGGGCGGTGTGCTGCTTGGGGCGATAGGGCAGTAGGATGGTCTGCCCGCTGCTGTGCCGCCAGAGCTGATGCTTCGATCCGTTGCGCTCCTTGATCCACCCCGCTGCTGTGGCGAGGCGCTGCAGTTGCTTGTCTGTCATGGTGGCGATCAACCGAAGGTGGGGAGGGCAGCGACTGCCTCATCATGGAAGTGTTCAGCGTAGACCCCTGCGATCATGGCGGCGAGGTGCCCTTGCCCTGTGCTGGGGTTGCTGCTGACCCATACCTGCTGGCGGGTGGCGAGGTCAGAGGCGAGGCGGAAGCAGGTGGGGTTGCGCTTGGTCATGGTGTCTGTCGGTTGCTTGGTTAGTCTACAGGCGGGGTCGCTCAGTCGCGGTCGCTGATGTTCCAGGTGCCCGACTGGCACTCAGGGGCAGGGAAGGGGAAGGGGCGACCCTCAGCGAATGCCTTACGGTTGGCGGCAGACCGTGCCTGCATCTCGTTATAGCGGGTGGTGTAGTCTGCCATCAGGGCGGCGAGGTCGATCTTGGGGTTGGTCATTTGCTTTGTTTGAACTGAGATCAGTCTACAGGGTCGGTCGGGCAGATCGGGGGTGGAAGGGGACAGAGCCCCGACCGTCACATCACATAGAGACCGTGGGCGGCGAAGTGCTGGGGATAGTTCTGGCGCCAGTTGGCGAGGCGCTGCAGCAGCAGGGCATCATCGGCACGATGGTGCAGTTCGATCAGCCAGGCGGGGGTGCTGCCGTGCTCTGCCTTGAACATGGCGAGCAGGGAAGCGATGGCACGGGTGCGAGCGGTGGCGGTCATGAGTCGTTTCGTTTGAACTGAGGTTAGTCTACAGGGTGGGGCGAACCCCTAGCGAGCGTATGTGGTCACCTCGCTGGCTGGCACACGGGTGACGGTGAGGCGCTTCCACCCCTCGATACGGTAGTAACGCAGCTCCTCGATAACGGCGTTCACCACGTTATCATGCTGGCGGGACATGCCCTTAGCGGTGGTTGCCTTGCGACGCTTGCGGTATTCAACAGCGGTCGTACCGTCTGCCCGATCGAGCTCGACACGGTAGAAGGCGTAGGCGTTGCTGGTCATGGTCGGTTGCTTGTGAACTGAGAGAATTCTACAGGCAGCAGGGGACGCTGCTAGGGTGCTGGGGGACGGTTCAGCGATTGTCCAACCCACGGGCGAAGCCCTGCAGGAAACCCGTCACGATGGCGACGCCCAGATCAGCCCAGAACTGAGGATCACGGGCAGCATCTGCCGCGGCCTTTGCCCAATCCTCTGGGGTGGCGGTGGCGATTGCTTCCCTCTCTGCAGGGGTCAGATCAGCGATGAACTGTTCGAGCGTGTCAGCGTTGCGGTTCATGGTCTCGGGTCGTTTGAACTGAGGTTAGTCTACAGGGGTCAGGGCATCTCACAGGCGCCAGGGAGGACACTGTTGTAGCTGGCACAACGCTCTGCCTGAATGGCGTTAATGGTGCTCACCTGCTCTGCTGCAGACTTGACGCACAGGGCGCTGCCGTAGGCGATGCAACCCCAGAACCCGATTGCCAGAACTGCTTTGATCATTTGCGCTTGCGCTTTGAACTGTTGCCATTATAGGCATGGGTCAGGGCACCTAGGATCGCTTGCCATGCCACTTGATCAACCGTCCCCTGCATCTTGACGACAGGCAGGTGAGGCATGGTGAAATGAGACATTAAAAAAGGGGCAGCATCTCTGCCCCTGTTAGTGTTAGTTAGAATTGATCAGTTGTGATCAGTTATCGCTGAAGATGTACACGTTACGATAACCTGCCTCGCAAGCGGTGAAGTCATAACGCAGGTTCTGATCGTAGGTTGCTTCCCAGTCAACAACGACAAAGGAAGGAACATCACCATACACATCAGAGGTGAACTCCTCAGCGAAATCTGCGGTGCTTTCGTAGCAACCACGGTAACGCTCATCACAATCCTCGATATAGCTAACGTCGCCCATTTCCTCGATCAGAGCATCAACTGCCTCGTAACCGATCGCTTCACCACAGCGAACATACTCTTCATAATAGGCAACGAAATCGCTCTCGTTATGGGCATCGATGAACTCCAGCATGTCATCGAGAGCATAGTTCTCATCGAGCAACTCATCGATCTTGCTCACGGTATCAGCAGCGAGCACTTCCTTGTAGTTAGCGGTGAGGGTCACAGACATGGTTCGTTTGTTTGAACTGAAGGTAGATTAGACGAGATCGGGGGGAGAGTCAAGGGGTGGGGGACACCCCTCAGACTGTCACATGCCGTTGAGCATGTCGTAGATGGCATCGAAGTATTCTGCCTCAGTCTCAAAGGTGCGACCGTGGATAGTACGGGGGTACTCTGCCTTAGGGGCAGGCGCCTTGCTGGGCTCCTTGCCTTGGGAGAGGATCTGCTGGGCGTAGGGGTTGCTGATCATGGTGTCGTTTGAACTGAGGTCATTCTACAGGGTGCTGGTGGGGGATTGGCGTCCCCCTTGTGCCACCGCCTCAACCGTCCATCAAGGCCGCGGCCACCACATCAGCAGCACCGCCCAGATCATCTCTCACAATCAGGCGAAGCATCTCAGCCCCTGCAGGGGTGGAATGCATCTCTAGGATGTTCTCTGCTGTGGTGGGCATGTCATCAAAGGCAGCAGCAACTAGCATCTCACCGATGATGATCAGGTGTGCGTTGTTGGCAGTCATGGGTCGTTTCGTGTTGACTTGATCAGTCTACAGGCAGGGTTGGGCGGATCGTGGGTCAGGTTGTGCCACTTGCTCAACCGTCTGACTCAGCAGGATCGCCTAGCAGTTCAGGATAGTATTCGTTACACTCAGCAGTCAGTTCTTCATCCGAATACTTATCATAACCCTCATCGAGATAATCATAACAAAGCTGCGTCATCGTCTTGAGATCCATGTCATCGAGCATCTGCTGAATGAGGGCGTCTTGCAGTTCAGAACGGTTCATGAGTTTGTGTTAATTAGTGGTGAACAGTTAGTGTTGATCAGGCGAGTTCTGCATCCTCCAAAGTATAATAAACTCGCTCGCTGAGTTTGTGACACATAAGGGTGAATTTGGCCGCGGCAGACATCAGAAACTCCTTGCCACCATCAGCATACCAAACTCGTGCTGCCTTGTAAGTATAGCTAACTACTGCCACGATAACTGCAACAATCGTGGCGATGTTGAACACCAAAGTGTTAATGAAGCTCTTGGCAAAAGTGTTGTTCATCGGGTGAAATTGATTGAACAAATGTAATGTAACCGATCTGGGAGGCAAAGTCAACCACTAGTGGACAGTTCCCAGACTGTCACTGTGCCAGTCACCAAACTGGCACAGATATACTTGACTATACTTACTCTTGTATAGTATAGTCAATCTCTATACTAACTGTATAGAGATCATCGTAGATATCTTTATCTCTATAACCATTCTTTATATCTTCTATCTCTTGTTCTTTCATTTCTTGATAGAACTCTTGAATGGTCATTTAATCCTCCTTTAGTATTAGTATATTATAACCTATTAAGGTTATAATTTATAAAAACTTTAAAATATTAGAAATCTCAATATTTTTAATTTATTGAGATTTCTAATATTTTGGGATTTCTTCAGTTCAGACGCATCCCAGAAAAGAAAGGAACTTTGAGATCCTCACCTTTAGCATTCTTCATGCTAACAAACCAAGTGAAGTTCTGTTGGAAGACACACTCACCAGGGCAACCATGCTCACGCAGAATAGCATTCAGGCGAGATTTGGTGGTGTTAGATTGCCAGCCACCATCCATCAGCACGATGAAGTTCTCACCAACCTCTGCAATCTTGTTACCATGAAGGAAGACATGAGACACGCCATTCACAGTGGTCACCATAGTGTTAGCAGACTTCCAATCCTTGCCAGCAGTGATAGCGGCATTCATTTGGGATTCGATCTTACGCATGGGTCGTTTGCGGTTGACTTGATTAGTATGGCACCCCCAGGGGCACCGTGGAGGGTTTGGTGGACAGTTCAGAGACTGTCACACATCATAGCAGATATGACCTTTCTTCTGCTCACTATACCAAATCTGATCTGCAATATTATCTAATTGAGTTGCAACACCAAGGCAGAAATCATAACATTCTGCCATGCTATTGTTCAGATAAAGATGATCATCATGACGCTCAACAATCTTGGTGTTGAAGTAATTCATCGGTTGAATTCCTGACGACTTGTTAACAATACCCCATCGGGTGACCCTGTGGAGGTTTACTGTGCCACTTCAGAAAGTGTCATAGTACTCATCCGTTTCTTTCTTGAACTTGGTTACTTTCTTTTTAGTCTGCCTTCGAATGTTCTTCACTTCATAACCGAAGTCTTCGAAGTCATCCTCGAATTCAGTAAACTTATCGTTGCTGCTGTAGCGATAGTTCTTAGCCATTTTGTTGTTGAGATTAGTAATTCAATCGAACGGATTATTTATTTTCAACCAAGACACCATTCTTGATTTGTTGGTATACAAACTTACCAACACTTCCTTTAGTATTAGTGAGCTCAATCTCTGTGAGTTCTTTACACAAATTCTCTTCGAATTCTACTACATTTTCGCAGTTAAACGTATATTCTTTGTCTAGATTACTATTATACACTACTTTAACTACATTTTCTTCAATAGTAACACTATTAATAGCACTACTGTTGAAATTATCGTAGACTTTGGACATGATGGGTGTGTTTCTTAAAGTTTAAAGATTAAAAGAACTGAAAAACTCAAAAATTTAAGTTTCTGAGATTTCTCATTTTCTCAAAAAACCAAAAAAGTGAGATTTTTGACTTTTTGAGATTTTGAGTTTTCCACAGTTTCCACAGGTTGTGGAAAACTTGGGAGAGGCGTGGTTTCCCTTGCCTCATGAACGTATTATAGGGCACCTGGGAGGGTCTCTGAGGGGTTCTGTGCCACTTGGCGTACTGTCACATGTTTCCTTGACTTTCGATAGGTTGCGTGCTAAGCCAACAACGACTCAGAACCTTTCCAATCCTTCCCTCTCATATGTCATCAATACAACACATTACATATATTTTTTAATACATTTCTTATTATTGATTCTCAATAGCATTTACCTTATTGAGAACCCTTGCTATGACTGGCGCGGAGACCTGTGGAAAACCTTGTTGATTCTCATTATCAACTCTCTTCAAATGGTACAGTTGAGGCCACGTATCTCTAATGATTTCTGCTAGTTTGTATGGTGTATTCTCGTTAATCATTTGCTATGTTTGTCGATTGTTTGTTTCCAGAATTCAGATGTCATTTCTTTTGATCCTGTCATCTTAGCAACGATAACTCCATCTACTAATGCTATGAGTGTTGGTGTTACATCTACACCACAATCAATAGCAAACTGTGACCATACATTATTTTCTTTTGCATTTGTGATTGTGACTACCTTATCCCAATCAGGAACTTTTTTTAATTGTGTTTCTGCGTACATGCATGGTCTACAACCTTCTTGTACAAATAGGTGTATATCAGTCATAACTTTTCTAGTTCAGTTGATAGTGTAATTAAATCATTCTTATCTATCACCTCCATATTATTCATGGTTGATGCTTTATATGTTTTAGCATGGGACAATAGTTTACGAATAGTGGCTGCTATCAGTTTATTTTCTGTATCTGCCCACGTATTCCTTTCATGCCAGATTTCATCCATTAATGTTTGTGCTCTTGATTGTCCCATGGTATTCTTCGTTCAAATAGTTCTTTGAGGGCAGGTAATGTTTTAGGGGGTTCGTCTAATGCTTTTTGGATGGCGTTGTAATCTTCTTCTGACACATAGAATGTGAATGGTTGTTCTGCTAAGAGTGACTTACGTTGTGCTGAGATGATTGGTAGGTAGAGATCATCATATGGATAGATGTACATATGATACCAACCGTTGTTTAACTCTTCGAAGAATGCTAGTCTGTCTATGTTATCGTTGTAATTGATGAATCTGAATGAAATACAGTTTGCTATTGACCAGTATGCGTCGATGATCCATTCACGGAGTTTCATTCCATTCCTCGTATCTGGTATTGATCTTACCATCATTCAGGAAGATATTCAAGTGTCCTGTGTTACCGTTATTGAAATAGAATGCCATCCACACATGATCGCCTTCATCCATCACCTCATAATGATAGCTCTTGATATCGTTTAGTAGGAATTCATCTGGATTGTATAGTATTTTGTCAGTCATTCTTTTGACCAAATGATTTGTTCATGTATTCAAGTGATGCACGACCTTGCTCATACAGATTGTCGATAAGATCATTAATGTCAGACGTTTGAATGGTATCAAACTCATGGTTGAGGTTCTCACAACGTAGAGTGTCCAACATACATTCCAACGTCATAGCTTGTTGGAATTCTGGCGTGATGGGTGTACCATGTGTCAGGGAGGAGCATTCCGCGTTGTAGAATTGATTGTAACGCTCCAGGATGCGCTCTGAACGCTCGATACGCGCCAGCTCCTTAAATGCCCCGTCATACTTCTCCATGGCGTCTACAGCGATCTGTAGCACTTGCTGTTCTTTCTCACGTCGTTGTGCTTCTTCCAGCATCTCTTCATGTGTCATTTAGTCTTGCCTCTAGTTTCTCTATTCTATCACACAACTCTGCGATAATACCAATCAAAGCATCATAATCAATCGTTTCAGTTGTTCTACCATCCTCCATATCCTCATAATAGGAATAATAGAGTTCTTGCTTAAAGTTTCGGTCAGTCATCGCAGTTTACCTTTGATTTTGGTGAGACAATCATTAAAACCTTCTACAGTACACTCCACATATACATTCTGTGATCCTGCAGCAGATTGTGCTTTAGGTAACCATGCTTCAATTTGATCTACCAGGCTTTCAATATTCTGTCCTGATGGGTTGTTATTGATAAAGATTTCATCCCACCAATCAGCAATAATATCATACAAAGTTTCTGTTTCAGTCATAGAATGTAAGGTTGCTGTGGGTCTTCTTTCCAAACTTCCTTGTAGATAATCCAAGGCTCTTCTGTATGTGTCATCTGGGCAGTCCAGTGTCGTCCATTCTCAT